CACACGGTAGGCGCATCGCATGGACTTGAAGCATTTAGACGTCGATCTTGAGGTCAAGCAAATCTCGGACACAGGCGAGTTTGCAGGCTACGCCTCAACAAGCGGAAACGTAGACCGGGGCGGCGACATAGTCGAGGTCGGAGCCTTCAAGGTCTCCCTCGATCAGTACGCACAGAAGGGCAAGTTTCCCAAGATGCTCTGGAACCATGACCCGAACAAGATCGTCGGCGTCTGGACCGATATGCGAGAAGACGAGAAGGGCCTCCTCGTTAATGGCCGCATGATCGTCGACACGCAGCTCGGCAAAGAGACACATATCCTGATGCAACAAGGCGCGATCGACAGCATGTCGATTGGCTACAAGACAATCGAGGCCGACTTCGAGGGCGAGAACGCAAGCGTCAGACGCTTGAAACAGCTTGAGCTCTGGGAAGTCTCCCTTGTCACTTTTCCAATGAACCCCGAGGCCGCGATCACAGCCGTGAAGCGTCTCGATCACATTGGTGACGTTGAGCGCATACTGCGAGAGGCAGGTGTCGCCAACAAGTTCGCGAAGCTCGTCGCCCTTTATGGGTACGAGGGCGCGATCAAACGTCTGGACGGACAGCGGGAAGCTGACGCACTGGCGAAAACACAGGACGACAACGATCTTCGTCGTCTTTTCGCTAACCTCAACACCCGAAAGGGGATCAGCAATGTCTGATGACATCACACTCGGCCAAGTGGCCGACGCCGTTGCCGCTGGCAACACCGCATTCGAAGAGTTCAAGGCAAAGAACGACGCCCATCTCGACGAAGTAAAGACAGGCTTTAACGACGTTGTGCGTCGTGACGAGCTCGATCGCATTAACAGCGCACTCGACAAAGCACAGGAAACCAACGAGAAGATGGCCGCTCGCTTGAAGCGCATCTCTCTCTATGGGGACGCGAAGTCGAGCAACCCAGAAGAGCAGGAAGAGAAGAACTACAAGTGGTTCTCGAACCTTCACGCTCTGCACGGTCGCCGCGTAAACCGTGACGACTTCACCGACGAGAAGCAGACCGAGGTCGCCGAGTACAAGCGAGCCTTCGAAAAGTACATGCGCCACAAGGGCGACGACAAGCTCATGTCACCTGAAGACATGAAGGCTCTATCGGTTGGCTCTGATCCAGACGGCGGCTATGTCGTTGATCCAGATCAGTCTGGTCGTATGATCGGTCGCATCTTCGAAACGTCGCCTATGCGCCAATATGCCTCTGTTCAGTCTATCGGAACAGATGCACTTGAGGGCCTCTTCGACGTAGACGAGGCAGGCTTCGGCTGGGTAGCAGAGACGGGCGCACGCTCGGCAACGGACACGCCACAGCTTGAGAAGTACCGCATCCCGGTCCATGAGATGTATGCGAAGCCGTCGGCAACGCAGAAGCTCCTCGACGACGCTGCGATCAATATGGAGAGCTGGCTACAAGACAAAGTGGTCGACAAGTTCTCTCGTGCTGAGAACACCGCCTTCGTGACAGGCACAGGCGTCGATCGTCCTCGTGGCTTCGCTACCTACGCAGACTATGCGTCTGCCGGTGTGTTCGAGATCGGTGCTGTCGAGCAGTTCGACACAGGTGTAAATGGTGCGTTCGCAGCGGCTCCTGCCGGTGGCGATGCTCTCATCAACGCCCTCTATGGCCTGAAGATGCAGTATCGCAACAACGCCGTATGGTTTATGAACCGTGCGACGACCGGCGGTGTTCGCAAGCTCAAGGACAGCGACGGCGCTTACCTGTGGCAGCCCGGTATTCAAGCGGGGCAGCCTGCCTCGATACTTGGTTACCCAATGGCCTCCTTCGAGGACATGGCCGACTACACCGGCACAGGCGCTCTCGCGATCGCTGTCGGTGATATGCGGGCAGCTTACCAGATCGTCGATCGTATCGGTGTTCGCGTCCTTCGCGACCCATACTCCAACAAGCCATATGTTGAGTTCTACTCGACGAAGCGCGTTGGCGGCGACATGGTGAACTTCGAAGCGATCAAGCTGGTCAACTTCCAAGCCTAACCAACAAGGCGGAGCTCAACGGCTCCGCCTACTTCCCGAGGGTGATCCTGCCCTCGATCACACGCTCAAGGAGTAAATCAAATGCGTGATATGGTTTCAAACACTCAACTCGTTCACCTCGGCAACGTCGCCGTGTCTGGCACCACGCCAGCCGTTTCGTCCTATGTCGACCTTCGCGAGTACGACGCAGCGACGATCGTCGTTGTGAACAACACGATCACCGACGCCGGAACGGCTGCCGGTTTCACTGTGACACTGCAAGAGAGCGCAGACACAGCAGGAGCTTCGGCTTCGACAGTCGCAGTCGGTGACACTGTCGCAGGTGCTAACACTGTCGTGGTTACCTCTGACACAGCAGACAACGCCGTCGCAGGCGCGATCGGTTACGTTGGCGGCGAACGCTACGTCGGCATCACCGTCACGGGCACCACAGGCTCAAGCGCTGATATCTCTGTGTTGGCACAGCTCAACAAGCCGCACCGTGCTCCGACGAGCATCCCGGGCACAGCGGTCGCTCGTACCTAATCCAAACGGCGGAGCTCAACGGCTCCGCCACTTTCACAGGAGAGCCTACCATGAAGAAGCTATTCTCTTTGATCGCAGTCGCAGCAACGCTCGGCGCGTGCACGCAGTCGGAGCTCAAGAGCAACCTTGACGGCGTCGTCGTAACCGCTGCCGTTCTCGGCGCTGCCTGCATGATCTCCTCGGACTGCTAAGATGGCAGTTAGAGCACGCGCTCGTCTCCTCGTTCGGTATGGTAAATACCGCGAAGGAGACGAGATCGAGGGCCGGGTCGCCGAGCTCTTGATCGCTAACGGCATGGCGAAAGACGTCACGCCAAAGTCTACACCGGCTAAGAAGTCTCTCGGCAAGGCCCCAGAGAACAAAGCCACAGAAGAATAAGGGGCAGACATGGTCGATCTCATCGCGCAGACCGAGGACACAGCGCCGAACGTCACAGACATATTTTACACGGTGCGCGATCCTGCCGGGTCGCCTCTCGATCGCAAGGTGACGATCCAGACCTTGCAGAACACGCTGGAGATCGTCGCTAAGACGGCCTCGGCGACTTCTGTGCTGACGGATAACGCCAAGCTGATAACGATGGACCTCACCGGCACAGCGAACTCCTATACGCTCCAGCCGAACGCGACGATAGCTCACCCTATCGGGACCGCGATTATCGTTCAGCAGATCGGGACGGGCGTCACCAGCATCACCGGAGGAACAGGCGTAACCATTCAAGGAGCGGGGCAGTCTGTCTCAGCCGGGTCGTGCGCAATCTCAAACCGCTATGATCTGGCGACCTGCATCAAGGTCGCAGCAGACACTTGGGTCGTACAAGGTTCGGTGGGGGCGATAGCCTAATGCTTTTACGTCACGGGCTTGCAGGTTTAGCCGGGGGGAACCCGTTTAACGTCTACGCTGCCAACGGCTTCACTCCGCCACTTGTCGCAGACTTCTCCAAGGACACAGAGTTCTACGGATACGACAGCGCAGCCTCGACCTTCAGCGATATGATGACGGTCAGCACCACTGGCCTAGCCACAATGACTGACAGCGATGGGCTGGTTAAGTGGAACGCGCATAACCTAATCAAATATGGTGATTGGTTCGCTGGCTGGTCAACCCTTGACGTAACAGACCCCGGAACAAACACGACAGGCGTTGTTTCGGACGACGCACGGACCTTCACTGTCAACACGGCAGACACTTCCGCAAAGGCGGTTTATCTTACCGCGTCCATACTTCCAGCCCCTACCTACAACACAACCAAGGCGGTCATAATCTCAGGTGTTCACCCTAGCATTACACACGTTTTTGTTGGGGATACTGGCGGGGATGATGGGTCTTGGTTTGAGCTTGCAACGGGGACAGTGACTAACGTGACAGATGCCGCGTTAACTGACCCGATTGGAACGTACACCGATCTGGGTGGCGGGGCTTATCTTTTGGAGGTAACTTCGACAGACGTGTCTTACGTTAATAACGGTTCTTACGCTATATTTCCATCAGACAGAACCAACCAAGTATGGAACACAGCAGCGGCAGGAACGGAGACATTCACTCTCGAAGCGCCGAGGTTCCTGAACGCCGATTTTGGCATGGTAAACAACCCAGACCAGACAGCCGCAGGGCTTCTAAGCTACGTCCCAACCACAGCATCAGCAGTATACCTGCCACGCCGTAACGCCTGCCTCTATGACGCCAGCGTGGCGAAGTGGAACGCGCATAACCTATTCAGGTATTCCGAAGAGATGGATAACGTGAATTGGCTCATTACTTCCGGCTCTTGCACACGGATTGCGGACGCAACAACAGCCCCTCCTCCAAGCGCCTCTACGACTGCAACATTGTGGACTTCGGTTTCCGCAGCGCAATTCACCGGGTTTTTCCAAAACATAATCATACCTGAAGACGGCCAGTACACTATGAGCATGTATGTGAAGCCAAACGGGGCGCCGGAGTGTCAACTCATTTGGCAGTTGTCTATTTCGGCAGAATGGGCGAACTTTGATTTTTCAACAGCCACAGTATCTGCGGGGTCTTACACAGACGCGTCCATTACAGACGTAGGCGACGGTTGGTATCTTGTATCAATCACGTCAGTGTGTACAGCAGCGTCATCAAGCCCTGTTTGGCTTACTATGAACAACGATGGTTCGACTATCCGCGCACAGAGTTTTTCTGGAGACGGCATAAAGGGCTTCTACACTTGGGGCGCACACCTTTACCGCTCAGACCTCAACGGCGTAGTAGCCAACAGCGGCAACTCTGTCAGCGGCCTATACGTCCCAACCACAGGCACAGCAGTTGAACCAACCCTCAACACGGCGGTCAGTTTCCCCAAGAAGGGCCTGCGGTGGGAGAGTTCTGCGGCGACGAACC